AGCTTTTGGTCTACAGCAAATGGGTAGACGAAGAAGAGGAGAATACGACAGTGGAGTTCCTCGAATTAAAATACCTTCACCGTCACCATAATTTTAAGGAGAAAACATGGCTATAACAACAAATGCAATATGCAACTCTTTCAAAAAAGAACTTTTGGAAGCTACGCATAATTTTAAAACATCAGGTGGTGGAGGAAATACATTCAAACTTGCAATGTATACTAGCTCTGCTACTTTAGGAAAATCAACAACATCTTTCACAACAGGTAACGAAGTATCTTCATCTGGATACACTTCAGGTGGTAAAGCTTTGGTCAACGTAGGAACATCAATTGCAACAAACACTGCAATTACAGACTTCAATGATTTATCATTTACAGGAGTAACGTTAACTGCGAGAGGTGCGTTAATTTATAATGACACTGCAACTGGAGATCCAGCTGTAGCTGTATTAGATTTTGGCGGTGATAAAACTGCATCTGCAGGAACATTCACTATTCAGTTCCCAGCATTTACAACGAGTGCAGCAATATTAAGAATCGCATAATCTAAAAGGAGGGCCAGGTGGCAGACATAACAGTAAATGTACAATCACCTGGTTCTCTCTCAGTATGGGGTCAAAGTTCCTGGGGTAATGGAACTTGGAACATTTTTAACGGATCAACATTATCTTCAGGTAATGCAACTGTAACTGCAGAAATTAATACTGGTTGGGGTGGAAAAACCTGGGGCGAAAGTGAATGGGGAGATCTATCTGATTCTATTCCTATAATTACAGGTCAAGGTTTAACAACTGACATAGGTTCAGTAACAACAACTGAAGAAATAAACGAGGGTTGGGGAAGATTAACCTGGGGTGAAAATGCTTGGGGCGCAGCCGGAGATGTAGTTGTAACTGGTCAATCATTATCTACAAGTGTTGGATCAGTAACTTCTAAATTTGGTTCTTCAGTAATTCCAACAGGTCAATCTTTAACAGTAGGTCAAGGAACAGTTTCTATAGAAATTATAGCTGAGGTACCACTTACTGGACAATCAGTTACAGCTTCAATAGGTACAACAAGTGAAATTGCTGGAGATGCAATTGTAAATGTAACTGGTATATCTTTAAATTCTAACGTAGGTTCAGTTTCAATTGATCCTAATTTCTTGATTGAACAAGGATGGGGTAGAGGAACTTGGGGTAATAGAGTATGGGGAGGTGCTTACACTGTAATAGCACAAGGCCAATCTTTAACTACAGCTCAAGGCACAGCGGTAGGTAAAACTGATGTAGATGTATCAGTAACAGGTTTAGATTTATTAACAATCACTCAAGGTTTAAGTTCAATACAAATTGATAATGATGTTTTTGTTTTTGCATCTGAAGATCAATTGGACTTAAGTTTAGGAAATCAATCTTTAGAACAATCTACTAATGAAAGCGTGTCTGGTCAAAGCATGTCTTCAAGTGTTGGTCAAGTTATTCCTGAACCTAAAATACCTGTAGATGTAACAGGAATATCGGCTACATTAACACTTGGTACAATAACATTAATTCAGACAACTAATGAGTCAGTAACTGGTCAAGCTGTTACTTCATCAATAGGTCAGGTAACTCAAGAAACTGCTTATCCTGTAACCACTGCTGGATTAATGACAACATCTGCTGGATCTGTGACTGCTACGGGAGGAGCTGCTTCGGTTGTTACTGGTATAGGGTTGACAACAAATATTGGCTCAGTTACTGTAACACCGTGGAGCGAGATTAATCCAGGCGTAAATAACGTTTGGTCTGAGGTTGATAAGGCTGCTTAATTTTGATAATATAGGATTTATATGGCATCAAGTTACTCAACAGATTTAAAACTAGAATTGATGGTTACTGGCGAAAACGCTGGTACATGGGGTGATAAAACTAATACAAATTTAAATTTAGTTCAGCAAGCTGTTGCTGGATATCAAGCAATAGATGTAGCATCTTCAGATGTTGCTCTTGTAATGACAGATGGAACAATTTCTAACGCTAGAAACGCTGTACTTAAACTTACAGGAACTTTAGCAGCTAATAGAAATGTTACAGTTCCAAATGGAATAGAAAAACTTTACACAGTAGTTGATGGTACAAACCATGATGGTAATACATTAACTTTTAAAACTGCGAGTGGTACAGGAGTATTATTATGTGAAGGTAACACTTACAGTTTATTTGCTGATGCAACAAATGTTGTAAAAGCTTCAGAGCAAAGAAATTGGAGAGTGGTTTCAGCAGCGGAAACAGTACAAGCTGGTGCTCAACTTTTATGTAATACAAACGGTGGATCTTTTACTATTACTCTACCCGCATCACCAAGCACTGGAGACGAAGTATCATTTATGGATCAGGGATACGATTTTGATTCAAACGCATTGACTGTAGGAAGAAATGGTTCTAATATAGCAAACGTAGCTGGTGACTTAGTTGTTAGCACACAAGGCGCTGGTTTTAGTTTAGTGTATTCAGGCGATGCTACAACTGGTTGGGGCTACAGGGAGAAATAATATATGGCTAATTACGAAGCAACTAGATATGATTTTGATGGAGCGAACCTCACAGGTATTGAGGGTATACCTACAGCTACTATTGTGCCGTGGTCTTCTGCTTCAGTGCCATCAGGTTTCTTAGAGTGTAATGGTGCAGCAGTATCAAGATCAACTTATTCTGCATTGTTTGCAATCGTAGGTACAACTTACGGAACTGGTGATGGTTCAACAACTTTTAACGTTCCTGATTTACAAGATAACGTAGCAGTTGGAAAATCTAATAACAAAGCTTTAGGATCGGCTGGTGGAGCAAATACAGTGACTTCAACTGGGAATGTTGCTGGTTCAACAGCAAATGCAACTTTAACAACTGCTCAATTAGCATCACACTCACACGGAGGTGGTGGTAGTGGGGCAGGTTCAGCACCAAGCCCTGGACCTGCAGGTAGTCTTTTCTCTCCTGCTTCAACGGGAAATACAGGATCAGGTGATGGTCACGCACATAACATGAGTGCTAACTTTGTGGGTGATGCAACTTCAGTGCTTCAACCATATTTAGCAGTAATTTATATTATTAAAACTTAGGAGAAAAAATGGCAACAAACGCAAATTGGACAGTAATATTTGATGACAAAGCGATTATAAATCAATCTCTTAAGAATGCAGATGGGCACTCTGTTGGGTATGTTATAAATGACGAATCTTTTTGGAATGATTCTAAATGGTCAAATATTTGGGCTATTCAATACATTGACGATAATCATGATTATAACGATAGCGTTGAACATAGAGATGAGACACCACATCAAACTTGGGCAGCGTCAGGCCTAGGTGACTTTAGAGATCAATTTGTGTCAAAATGGGATGCAGCACACTTGGCTCAACTTCAATCTAATTGGGACAATGACAATGTTGATGATGAAACTGAATCTGATAAAATTACTAGACTAGGCGCAAGACCTACTTCTTATTCATCTTACTAATTATTCACAATTCATCCAACCTGTCATAATATACTTCTCACCTTTTAGAGGTGGATTACCTCGATGAACAAATGGATAAGCTGCAGGCCAAAAAACAAGCCTTCCAGTTTTTGGTTTGACTCTTACTGATTGATGTAAAAATTCAGTTTCTCCTCCTTCTTCTACATCATTTAAATATAGCGAATAAACAATAACTCTATGAGGACTATCTTTTCTAGATCCATGTTCAATATGCCAAACGTGATACCCTTCTCCAGGTAAGGTTTTTTGTATTTTAAAAGGCACATATTTAAAATGATCATAATATTTATCTAAAGCAGTATTATCAATATATCTTTTTAAAGCTATGTCAAAATTAGCGAATAAAATTTTAAAATCCTCTACCCATCCATTTACATTTACAGATGTATCTTGTTTTTCATTTAGTGGAGATTTTTCTGATTGTAGTCTTTGATAAGCTTTACCAAAACTCACTTGTTCATTGTAATAATTTATTACTGCCTTACAATCTTTTTCAAGGATAAAATTATCACAAATTCCAATGTGATGTTGCATTTTTATTGTTTTATCGTTTACCATTTTAAAAAACTTTTTGTTTTAAAACATTCAAAATATACTCACGATCTTCTTCTGAGTGTGTATTACCTGTTTGTAAAACGTAATCATCGTTAATGTGATGTGTGAAAGGCCCGTTTTGGTCAACATAGTGCATAAAGACTTGAGCCATACCGTCTCCTTTATAAACACCAAATCTACCGTGTGTGTCCTCAACTCCTAAATATAATACGGCATCACCTATATTTATTTCAACCTTTGTGCCATTTATTGTTAAAGGCCAATTATCTGTTTTGTTTATACAAGCAGTTAAACTTACTTCACAAGCAGGTCTATCGTTATGATCTTCTAATTGAGATCCAAATCCATAGTATCTCCAAAATGTATATGTTTTATAAAGTTTTAAACCAGAGGCTTTTTCAACTATTTCTTTTTTGTAATCTAATAAAGTATTCATTAAGGGATCATCTTTAAATTCTGGACATAAAGCTCTTTTTAAATCACGCTCAGTAAAGTTCCTCTTGATTTTACTTGGGTCTTTTATAGCGTTTAAACAATAATTTTGTAGCAGTTTTAATTCATCATCACTGAAAAACTGTTTCAATATTTTAAATCTAAAATTTTTTCTTATGACAGCCATGCTACAATACTATACCTCGTCCCTTTAGTTATTGGTTCAATCATATGTGGATATAAAAAATTAGAAGGAAATGCTAATAAACTTCCTTTTTTCAAACTGATTCTTTTTATTTCTTTAAATCTTTGATCACCAAAAACAACGTCTCCACCTTCGTAATCATCATTTAAGTTCATTATAATACTTAATGATCTTGGAGTAGGATTCGAGTCATCTGTGTGATAAAGATATTGTCCGCCAGATGTATATTTTAAAAAATCAACTTGTTTTAAATTGCTTGCGCGCACTTGCGGAAAAATAATTTTATATTGTTGGTAAAAATTAAATACTTGATCATACACTAATTTAAAATATATTTGTTCGGAGATAGTTTTTGCACTAAGACTTTTACCCCAAACTCTTCTATATTCTGTATTTTGAGCAATTGTTGGGAGTTTTCCTACGCACATTTTTTCAGCATATTCTACACACTTATCGCAGAATATATCTGGTAGAATTTTGTTATAGGATATAATGGCATCTTCTATTTTCATTTTAATTTTTTGAATTGAACCATATTAACTTACCTAAATTTTTTTGTAAAGATTTATGAATTATCATATTTTTTTAATTAACTTTCCAATATCAGGTAGCCAAGCATATTTTAAAGGAGATCTCTTCATCATCCATTTAAGATCATACAAATTTTCAACTATCACATGCCCAGGAAAATTTAAACTAGTATTTAATAACATTCCATTACTTTTACTTAATAAGTCGTAATAATGTTTGTTTTGTTTTTTACTAACTGTATGCACTCTACTAAGTTTATTAATAGAAGATACACTTGGTAAATCTTGCTTAGTTTTAAAAACATATAACATATAGGGTGATATTGTATTTTTAATATGAAAATAATTATTAGATTCTTCTTCAGTAACACTTGGAGAAAAAGGTCTATACCATTCTCTTTTCTTAATATTATTGATTTCAAAAACAGCACTTTTGTTAAAGGGATTCATTAACAAAGAGCGATTGCCTAAAGCTCGTTGACCTTGCTCTGATCTACCTTGAAATAAAGCTACTGGTGTATCTTTAAGTATATTAGCAACCTTTTGACTATCTGTTTCAACAATTTGCCAATCTTTAAACAAAGTTTCAAGATATTGATAATCAGGCTGCGGTCCTAAATAAACATTTTCTAATGGTTTTATTTTGCCGTTTAGATAATGATTTACTTGGCCTAAAGATATTCCAGAGTCATTACATAATGGATCTATATTAAAATTTTTATTATATAAATAATTAGTATTAGCTAATATATTTTGTGCACATCCGCCAGAGTAATTAACATTATCCTTTGGTATTACTGAGTTAATTTCTTTTTCAAAATTTTTTTGAAAACTATATAGATAGTCCTGAGACCTTATATCATTTTTTTCTTCTGACAAAATAAAATCTTGCTCTAGAGATACTTCCCTTGTGCCGTATTGAGACAATGCCATTAGTTTACCTTGCATACCAATCGCATGAACTCTATGTAACTTTAATAAGGCTGCTGTCATTCTATCATATTTAAGACCTATTTCTTTTGTATCTTTGTAGGTACAATGAAAATTTTCATTGTAGATTGATTCAGACTCAACAAAATTTTTTTCTTTTATATATACACCATTTCCATCAATAACTACGTAATTTTTATTTTTACCTAAACTTGCTTTAGAACAATAGGCATGCCATAAATGATGGTGTCTTGTATTTAAAGTATCATTAAATACAATTTCTGTATTTTTATGAACTAAATCAAATCTAGCAAAATTACTTTTAAACCACCATCTGTCGAGGCTATAATCTTCATAAACTAAATCCGTCAATAATATAATATCAAATTTAATATTTAAGGAACTTAAATGATAAAACAAACTACCTGTAATATAAGATCTAGTTTTCTGTTTAGTAAACCTATCAACTTGACAATGCTCTATAAGATAATTGTCTTTTGTTATTGTGTAAGCACCATCATGACCTAAATGAAGAGATAAGATATACATTTATAAATTATTAGCATATAATATTTAACTTAGCTATAAAATAAGCCATTATAAAAGCACCTCTAGATCAAAGGGAAAATTCTGTTATAATTAGCCATGCCTTTAGCAAAAGTTAATATAGCACCAGGATTTGATAAACAGTCTACGCCAGCAGACGCAGAAGGTCGATGGGTCGATGGTGACAATGTAAGATTCAGATATGGTGAACCTGAAAAAATAGGTGGCTGGTCAGCTTTAGTTGATAATAAATTAGTAGGTGCAGCTAGAGCTCAACATGTTTGGGCAAACACAGATGGTAAAAGATACGCAGCTATTGGTACCGACAAAGTTTTAATTATTTATTTTGACGGTGCTTTTTATGATATTACACCACTAGATACAGATAATTACTCAACAGGCGCAAACATAACAACGACCAACGGATCAACAACAGTTACAATCACTACCACGGGTATTCATAATCTTGTTGTGGGAGATATTATAACTTTTGCAAACGCTGGTTCTTTTGGTGCTGATACTAATTACACAGCTGCAGATTTTGATGATAAATTATTTGAAGTTCAAAGTGTTCCCACAACTTCAACTTTTACAATTACGATGCCAACAGCTGAAACTGGTTCAGGCGAAACAAACGATGGCACACTTGATGTAAGACCATATGTTCCTGTTGGACCATTAACCCAAACTTCAGGTTATGGTTGGGGCACATATCTGTGGGGTGGAAGAACAGTAGCTCAACTTACAACAACTATGAATAACGGTGGCAACATGGCGGCAGGTGCTTCATCCGTTATCTTAACAGATTCTTCTAATTTTCCTTCATCAGGCAAAATTAGAATTAATAATGAAGATATGGAATACACAGCAAACAACACCGGAACAAATACAATAAGTGGAATTACAAGAGGAATTAATGGAACTTCAGACGTAGAGCACGCGGACGGATCTACAGTGACAAATATTACTGATTACATAGGATGGGGTGATGCGTCTACGTCAAGCACAATAACAATTGAACCTGCAAATTGGTCGTTAGATAATTATGGAAATTTACTAATTGCAACAATTCACAATGGTGAAACTTTTACTTGGGATGCTTCAGCTACTAACGCTTTACAAACAAGAGCAACAATTGGATCAGGTATGCCAACTAAATCAGTTATGACAATTGTTTCAGACAGAGATAGGCATTTATTTCATTTAGGCACAGAAACAACTATTGGAACAGCCACATCACAAAACAAAATGTTTATCAGATTTTCTGATCAGGAGAGCACAAGTGTTTATGCGCCAACATCAACAAACACTGCTGGAACATTTCAATTAGATGACGGCACAAGAATTGTTGGAGCCTTTAAAGGTAAGGATTACATTTTAGTTCTTACTGACACTGCTGCTTATGAAATGCAATTTGTTGGTCCACCTTTCACATTTTCAATTAGAAAGGTTGGTTCTAATAATGGTCTTATGGGTCAACACGCAGGAGTTTTTGCAAATGGTGCAGTATTTTGGATGGGTAAAACAGGTGGGTTTTATGTTTATGATGGAACAGTAAAATCATTACCTTGTCTTGTAGAAGACTTTGTATTTACAACGGACGGAAATAATCCTGGAATAAACTATGACTCAGGTCAAATTGTATTTGCAGGTATAAATGAATTATATTCAGAAATAAATTGGTTTTATCCAACTTCAGGATCAAATATAGTCAATAGAGTTGTAACATATAATTATGATGAAAATGTTTGGACTACAGGAACTTTAGACAGAACTACTTGGATTGGATCTACGGTATACGAAGTGCCTTATGCAACTGACTACAATGCATCTGATGCACCTACTTTTCCAACTGTAAGTGGTGTATCTAATGGTGCAACTATTTACTACGCACACGAGGTTGGTTTAAATCAAGCTAACGGAGATGGTTCACAAACAGCGATAACTTCTTTTATTAAATCAGGTGAATTTGATTTGAATGGTAGACAAGGTGTTCCGGGTGATGGTGAGTTTTTAATGAGTATTAAAAGATTTTTACCTGACTTTAAACGTATTAGTGGTAACGCAAAAGTAACAATATTTTTAAACCAGTTTCCACAAGGCACAACAGCTTCATCAAGTCCACTCGGACCTTTTACAGTAAGTTCAAGCACTTCAAAAATTGACACAAGAGCAAGAGCGAGATTAGCTTCTGTACAAATAGAAAATGAAAATTTAGATGAGAGTTGGAGATATGGCACATTTAGATTTGATGTAAGGGTTGATGGAAGAAGATAATGGCAAAAATAACCATACAAATTCCTGAACCTAAGTCTGAGTATTCACAAGAGGATCAAAGACAGATACTTCAAGCACTTAGAACTCTCCAGTCTCAGTTGAACTTCTCATATGAGAATGATATAAAAAACAAACAAGATGCATTTACTTATTTTTTATCATGACAATACAATATAAAAGCACAACATTTGATTTAACGACAACAAACATTACGACAGTTTTAACATGTCCTTCTGATGCAACAATATTAGTTAAGTCATTTCAAGCATCTCATCAATCTGCAAGTAATATAGATGTTGATGCATATTTACAAAAATCAGGTGGATCTAATGTTGAAATAAGTCATGCACAACTTAATAAAAGTTTTACTAATATGGTCAGTGATACATTGAATATGGAAGCATCAGATGTTTTAAAAATACAAGCTGATACAGCGAATACAATAACAGGTGTTGTAAGTTATGCATTATTAGATAGATCTCAAGAGAATGGCTAAGAAAAAATCAATCTTTGGAGTAAATAACTACCACAAACGTACACCAAAAAAACGTCCAGGCCAGCACGCAAAAAGTTATAGTAAAAGAAAACCCTATCGTAAAAAGTCTCGTGGACAAGGTAGATAATTTAGTATATTAAAAACGTATGACTGTTTATCATAAAATAAAATGCGAAACTAAAACTATCTATAGAAGTATTAAGACAGGTGAAAGATACGAGACAGAAGAAGCCTTTT